GTAGGTGGCACTCTTACGAGTACGATCCATAATGCTCCAAGAGAATACATCGCGAGCTACAGGTTCGAAAGCACCCATACGATCCAACAAAGTGGTCATGTAGTACTGAGGATACTTGTAGGTAAGCACTTTTGAGTGCTCGATGTCATGAATACCGCTTTGGAATACGTAATCTTGGAAAATTGACGTTCTCGCGGTTGTTCCACCAGCTAAGGGGGAGACGGGATAACCAGTTAATGGCATGTTATTTTAATTTTTTTGTTAGTTAAAGTTTATTTTTTCTTCTTCAAATCCTCTAACCAATCATTCATAGTATAGCCTTTTGATGTTACCGACTCAGTTGGTGACGTTGACGGAGTTACTGAAGTCACTTGGGCTTCTTGTAATATCTCACGCTTAGTCGCGTTCTTAATCTTTGTTTTGTTGTATGCGTCCAGTGAATTAAAATACTTTTTAATAAAAGCATTCATAACCCTTGATTGGATCGAAGCTTCCTTCAAATCCTCTCCTGAAAGCACGAAACTCATCAGTTCTGCTTTGTGTGCGGGAGTTAGCTTGTAGCCATTAACGTCCCCCAAGCTTTCTACGACTTGACGAACACCTGCTTCAAACTGAGCACGTTTATCGCGTGCTTCTCTTTCGAGATACTCTTTCTGTTGTTTTTGATGAGCAATGTATGATCTTTGAAGTTCCCGACCACGAAGTTCTTTTTCCTCGTCATCAAGTTTTTCTAAGATTTTGTCAGCCTTTTCATAGTCTACTAGTCCTTTTTCGGGATCATAAAATTGATCCTCGATATAGTTTTCGTAAAGTACGATTGGGTCTTCTTTTGCCCAGTCTACAACACTCACACCTAAATACTCTAAATAATTGCCGTTAGATTTGGCTATTTCAATGGCCTTTGCGAGCGAATCGGGTAGTTGGCTTAATGCTTCTGCTTGTGCTTTCACCTGTGACACTGCTTTTAAAACCTCTTCTTTTGTTTTTATTCCCTCAGTTCCTAGCACTTTGGCTATTTCTGAGAAATCAAAACTTGGAACAGGAGCAGTAGTCGGTTCTACTTGCGCTTGTGTAGAAGGTGTAGCTGCCGGAGCTGTACCATCCCAATCCTCTATAAAAGTAGACTCTACTGGGGCAACTGGCGCTACTACTGGGGCTACTGGTGGCACAACTGTTTCAGTTGTTGCTGCCGGTGCTACAGGAGCTGGCTCTGTCATTGCTTGAACAGCAGGAGCTAATCCTACAGGCTCTTGGCTTTTTGATGCTTTTGCTAAATCTGTAAACAGATCATTTAAATCTTGTTGAATCGTTTTTGTTTCCATAATATAGTTGTTAGAATACTGTCATGTCATGCTACAATTTTAGTGCCAAACTACTTTTTAGCAGTTTTAGCTCGTTTTGCAGCTTGTTCTCTTGCTTTTTGTGCCTGAATTGCCATGTCGATCTTCTTCATAGCCAAACTCTGTTTAAAGCCTAAGACTCCTTGTTTTAAATCTATCTTACCTTGGGTCATGATTTTCTTCATGTCCGCGTCTGATTTCATTTGTTGCGTCTGTAATTTAGCTTGATTAGCCTGCTCTGCTTGCTGCTGCTGGGCCATAAGAGCCTGCTGCTCCTGCTGTGCTAACTGCTCTTGCTGATCAGCCTGCATTTGCTCGGCCTTCTTCATTTCAAGTTCCAATATCTGTATGGCTTCATCAATATCCTTCTCCATTAGAACCTTCATGGCTTGTACTAAAGGTACCTGACCTGATTGTACTCCAGCCATTACTAGCTGATAGAACATTTGCTGGTCTGCCATTGCAGGTGGTACTTCCTCAATAAATACATTATAATCGTTTAAGTCCAGTTCTATATCTTCCTCTAGGAAGTTAATACCTGTATCTCCAATAATCATTGCAAAGCGTTCTTTACCTGCCCATGCTATTTTAGCAAGACCTGCTTGTTTATTCATGGCTTTGGTAAACATCTGGCTAAACAATGTAAAGTACATCGAAGTAGATAGGTTGGACTGGAGTAGAGCCGAGTTCGTCACTCCCACAGCCTGAGAGGCTCCTTGTACTAGACCCTGACGGGCTTCGTTGACACCGCTAATGGAATCCATCTCTCTATCTAAAAACATTGAGAGTTCCAGAAATTGGGTTACTGACTGTGATAACCCCATGTCTATATCCTTGAACTGGTTAAATGAACCAGCGCCCTCAACAGAGGAATCTACAAACGATATACCTGTTGTTCTTAGATATTTTAATGCCGTATGAATATCCCAGCCTTTAGGAAGCTGTGCTATATCATAGATAAATCCTTTGCCACCGCTTCTACCAATTTCTAGCATTACACGGTACATGGCAATATTTTTAAGATTCTGTAATGGTTTTAAGCGCTGTACCTTAGAGACGATTGCCCCATTGAGATAGTTAGGTATTAGTGCGACATAGGGAGGGGTTGTAGTTGCGATATTATCCACGGAGCGATCTTGGTTCTTCATGATACCAAAGTCTTTCAGGAATTTTCCACCGATTAGGGTGCCCTGTCTCCATATCTGGATAGGCGTCTTATCTACCCGCTCACCTTCTTTTTCTTCTTCAACCCTCTTAATGTGTTCTTGGCCATACTTATCTGGCGAGATCTTGTGTTTCATCACTTTAAAGTCTTGCCAGTAACCCTTAATTACAAGGGCCCTTATCTCTCCTCCTTCGTTCTTAAATAGACGCATCCGTGAGTTACGGTCTACGAAGCTAAAGTCTACAGAGTATTGTGCGTATTGAATCTGGTTTTGTGACCAGTCACTATATGTTTTGAAGGCTTCTTCAAGTTCCTTCTTAGATATCTTATATGTCTTAACTATTTCTCCTAAACTCATGTAACATACCTCACCCCAATAAGTGGAGTCAGAAAGGAAGTCATCCTTAGCGTTTACGTCAAAAATCATATAACGTGGGTCAACACGCTGAAGTTTAGGAATTCCGTCTACTACTTCGTTTTTAAGGAAGGCACACCCCATAATAAGTAAATCACGGAATGTAGCGATACGTTCGTAGTCCCAATTGTCATACTTTCTTAAATAAGATAGTATAGCCCGCATAACAATCTCGCTTTTCTCTTTATATGTCTTATCCATATAAATATCGAGTTGCTGTGGAGTTTCTGGTATGAACGCCTCGTCACTTTGCAGGGGGATACCGTTATCCTCCTCTAGCATCTGGGCTATAGGCTGGAAACGCATCTCTGTCAAAAGACGGTCTTTTTCTTCTAGTTTGCGGGAAATGGCATCTTTATTATATGCCTTTACGTTGATCTTGTAGCCGCGCTGGGAGAGTTCTCCAATGAGTAAGTCTATTTTAACTGCAATTTTGTTGAAGTCCATCCATTTTGCAGGGAGTACTTCACCATCTTCAGCTTTCTGTAAAAAGTCAAATTCTTCGCCACTTTGGAGGCCAAGATAGAAATTTACACATTCTTCCATCATAGCACGCCTCTCTGAATATCCTGAGAATAAGGATTTCGAGGCAATGTTCTGTACGAATTGTTTATGATAGGATTCGTCCTTTTCGCTATCTGGAACGAAAATAGACGGCATAGCACCACTCTTTGATTGGCCCATTCTTTATTTTTAACGCGTTTTATGTGTTACTACAAATACCATGCCTATTTTATTTGATAGATTACCCGGTGAACTTTTCCGTCAGATGTTCGTTTATACCCGAAATGGGGTGTTTTCGATATGGCCTGAGCTGTAGTCTGTATCGGATAATTATAATCCTCAAGTAGCATAAGAGCAATTCCGAATGCCATTGCCCTATCAGTGTTACGAGCACCAAAGTATAAAAATTCGTCCAGTAACTCGTAAGACGGGATGAATTCATATAAGTCTTCAACATATTTGGCTATTAGCCCTTTTAAATACTCTTTGTTAGCCGGAGTCATCTGTACCCCGTAGGTCTGTGCTTTCCCACTAGTAACCTTGATAATTCCTTTTGGAGAACGAGCCAGTAAGAACTTATACTCACTTTTCTCAAAGAAGTTAATCATTCCATACCGGTTACGCTCAATTAGAATCTTAGCCTTATTGTAATAGATTGAGGCCATCATAGCCTGTTCGTAGAACTCAGTTACGTCACTTGGGCGATCTAAGTACTCGAAAACTATGCGGGCAGGGTTAGTCCCCTGCTGTCTCTTTAATATATAGAGGCACAAGTCAGAGACCTCATCAAAGGTATCGTTGTGGTCAGCGGGGTCACAGCCCCCTATATAGAGACTTTCTACGGATGGTTCAGGATGTTCGTACACAATACAGTGTCCTTTTGGATCAGGCACCCAATCTACGGCTCCTTTACCACTCATTCTAAACCTACCACGAACGGCTTTTGCAGCTTCTTCTCTTAAGTTTTGCTGCTGGGCCTTGATCTTGACGACATTGCCAACACCAGCCGATGTTGTAACGGTGAACGCTTCCGGTACGGTGAGGGGATACTTTTGTATGAATGTATTAAGTTCTTCAATCCTAAGTCCTTCACGTCTATGCCTTTCATATACAATCCATCTAATCCCGTTTTCCCTGTCGTCATTGCCATATTCATCTGATGTTAATCCCATCCAACCAGCAAAGAAGAATCTCTTTAGCTTATACTGATGGGAGTTTCTCCATATATATTCTAAGTCTCTACCTTCAGCCCCTATATCCCCAGCCGTACCAAAGATAATGGGCATCCCAACTCTACGAGTTTCCTGCATTAAACAGTCTTCAGTGTATTGCCAAAGCGTAGCTAGGTTCTTAATCTTCCCAGCCTCGTCACATACCCACTTAGCAAGCATCAAGCCCTCGTATGCGTTATCCGTTGGGGCAACCGCCAGTACAGTGGAGAAGTTACCTTTAGTGGTTTTGTTCTTTTGTTTGTCTGTTACTACGTAAGAGAAGTCTAAGAAGTTCTTTGTGTTACTCTTGGTAGTTGGGATACGTAAGAATGCAGGTAAATGTTCATATAAGAACTTCACCTTGTTAAATAAGGAGATAGAGTCGCGCTCTGTCTTAGAGTTCATCCCCACGTTAAAGTGCTCATTAAATAGGCAGTCATGTAGTACGTCAGCCGCTTCTTTCCATGAAGCTCCTACACGTCTACGCTTTACGCAGATTATCCCCCATTCATTTGATTTCTGA